ATACAAGTCTTGGAGTAATAGATCTACCAGTTTCTGCTGTCCAATACGGATCTTCTGTTTCGCGCCATGCTCTTGATTCGTCAGTTTTACCGTCAAGTAGTTCTCTATCCCAATTAAACATAACACCTACAGCATCTTTTAATTTGTCTGCAAATGATATTTTTACAAAATTGTGATTGTCAATTAGATATTGAGCGACAGTATCTTTACCTGAACCAATTAAACCGCATATACCAATAATCATCTATATCTCCTAAGTAGAAGTATATAGTATATGATATTTGTTTTAGATTGTCAAGTGATTTTTAGCCAATTGTGAAGCCGTATCCGGCACCGCCAGCAACTTGAGTTTTTAGGTCTTCCTCAAGTTTTTCCATTTCACCTTGTGCTTCTGCTTTGAGTGCATCACCGTTTAGTGTTGATCCACCCTGTGGTCCAGCAATAGTAGCAAACTTTGAACGTGCTTCACCAAGCATATATTTGCACTTGGCAAGTGTATAATCTTTGATCCACTGTTTTGCAAGATAATCTGTGAATAGTTCTGAATCTGGTCTGTAATTGTATACGTACAACAGTAAATTTTCTTCTGCTCTTGGTCTTTGTAAGATCGTAAGTTTTTTTGTTGTAGTATTCCATTTGAATTCAATAAACGACCCAAACATACGTCCCACAAGTTCTTGATAACTTGCAAACAAATTGTAAGTTGCAAGTCCGCCCATATTTGAACTTGAAAGCAAATATGTATTTGTATAGGCTAAGTTGAATGGTTCAAACAATGTACCGCCATCGCCGCCGCCTGTTCTTGAACCAATTGATCTACGGAAAATTTGGCGTACTTCAACAATATTAGGATCTAAAATATAATCATTCTGATCAATTACTGTTTCTAAAAATACGTAACTTTCTTCTACTGAATTATCAGATCTTTGTCTGAATTTGTCCATAGAACTTCGTAATGCTATTTCATAATGCTTAGGATCTAACTCGACGTCAACCATGCCTCCGCCAAGCATAGCATCTACGTAATCAAATATTTCTTGTTTTTGTGTTTGTAATGTAGCCATAAATTAACGTCTCCATATGTATTTATACAAACGCTAAATACAAGTACTATGCCGAGAATTAGTTTATACAAACCTGAAAAGGGCAAAGACTACGATTTTTTAGACAGAACTATCACAGAAATGTTTACTGTAGGTGGCACTGATGTCTTTGTACACAAATATTTAGGTCCTAAAAATCCTGATGAAGCAGATGCTACGCCATCTCAGCCTCATTACGATGCTATCAAAGAAACAAATATCCAAGATATGTTGTTTATGGAAAACAGAGATCGCAAGTACGATCCAGATATCTATGTAATGCGTGGTATTTACAATGTACAAGATGTAGACTTTGATATGAGCCAGTTTGGCCTGTTCTTAACTAATGATACGCTGTTTATGACTATTCCAATCAATTACAGTGTTAAAACATTAGGTAGAAAAGTTATGCCAGGTGACGTATTTGAATTACCTCACTTAAAAGACGAAAATGCACTTAATGATTATAATGTAGCATTGAAACGTTTTTATGTTGTAGAAGATGTAAACAGGGCCGCAGAAGGATTTACACAAACTTGGTACCCACATTTATATAGAGTTAAATTAAAACAAATAGTTGACTCTCAAGAGTTTAAAGACATACTTGATTTACCGGCAGAAGAAGGTAGTTCACAATCGTTACGTGATGTGCTTTCTACATATGAAAAAGAAATGCAAATTAATAATGCTGTACTTGCACAAGCAGAGGACGATGCTCCTAAGAGTGGTTATGATACAACTTCATTATACACGTTACAAACAGATGCACAAGGTAAACCAGAACTTGTAACTGCCGACGAAGCAACAATTGATGCAAGTGTTAATGCAGGAAACTTAGATGCAAGTAGAGTAAACCAAACACCAGATAGAGAAGGATATTCAGGATATCTTATCGGTGACGGTATTCCACCCAATGGAGAAGAATTTGGGTTTGGTAGTAGTTTTCCTCTTACACAGGTTACAGGAGATTACTTTTTGCGTACAGATTTTTTACCTAATAGATTATTTAGATACGACGGTCAACGTTGGGTCAAGATGGAAGACGGTGTTAGAATGACAATGACAAACACTGACGACAGACAGACACAAAAAACTGGATTCGTTAACAACACAACAGCAAATGATATCGGTGGTGAATCTGTAAAAGAAAGACAAAGTCTATCTCAAGCACTTAAACCTAAGGCGGATAATTAATGCAACATTTTTATGATGGACAAATAAGAAGATATGTTACTCAGTTGATTAGACTTATGAGTAATTTTTCTTACAAAGACGGTGATGGAAACCTAAAACAAATTCCTGTAATGTACGGTGACATTACACGTCAAGTTGGGCACATCATGAGAGATAATTCAGAAAACAAAATTCCAAGTGCACCACGTATTGCTGTGTACATGACAGGATTAGAATTAGATCGTGATAGACTTGCTGATGCATCATATGTAGGTAAGGTTCATTTAAGAGAACGTGCTTATGATGAAGATAATCAAGAATATTTAAACACGCAAGGTAAAAACGTAACTGTAGAACGTCTTATGCCAACACCATACAGTCTAACAGTAAACGCTGACATCTGGTCAACAAATACAGATCAAAAATTACAAATTATGGAACAGATATTAATGCTGTTTAATCCAAGTTTAGAAATTCAAACTACTGACAACTATGTAGACTGGACAAGTTTAAGTGTTGTAGAATTAGAAAGTATAACTTTTAGTAGTAGAAGTATTCCTACAGGAACTGAAAGCGAAATTGATGTTGGTACTTTAGGATTTAAAACTCCTATATACATTTCGCCTCCTGCTAAAGTTAAAAAACTTGGTGTTATTACAGATATTGTAATGAGTATTTTTAATGAAGAACAAGGCACAATTGACTTAGGTGAAAGTTTCCCTGAATTAAAAGCCTACAACGATGAATACGCAGAAAGACCTGCACAAGAACCAAATGACGGTACTGCATCAAGAAAAGATACTGCTGGTATTGCACTTACTGCCTACAACAATTACGATGTACTTGTAATGGGTACTCAAGCACAACTAATTCACAAAGGTGTTGTTGGTGGAACATCATGGCAAGGTTTTATAGACGCATTACCTGGCACATTCCGTCCTGGTTTAAGTCAACTACAATTGACCCGCCAAGATCGTTCACAAAGCATAAACGGTTCAGTTGCTATTAATCCAACAGATGACACAAAACTTTCAATTACCTGGGACAATGATACATTACCAAGTGATAAAGTTATTACAGGTGTAACAGGCGATAGGAATAAAATTGATTATATCATAGATCCACTAAAGTATAATCCAAGTGACATTAAAAATGCAGGTGTACGAATATTATTATTAGGCAATATCGGCGATGCTGATAATGCATCTGGACCTACTGCTTGGAAAAATACAGATAATACAGATTTTGTTGCTTCAGAAAATGATATTATTGAATGGACTGGAACAGCATGGAACATACTATTTGATGCAAGTACAGAAACAGACGTATCTTACACAACCAATCTAAATACCGGAATCCAGTATAAATGGACTGGTACAGAATGGATACTTGCATTCGAGGGTGAATATCGAAACGGAACCTGGCGCATACAATTTTAAATAATTACTTGTATGAGCAGTAAAATTACCTGTAGCGGAGCATTATTCTATGCGTTAGAAACTAAACGTTTCTTGTTCTTGCATAGAACACAAAGCAAACAAAACAATGTTTGGGGATTAGTAGGCGGTAAAAACACCACCGAAGAAACTCCGTTTAATGCACTTACAAGAGAAATTGCAGAAGAAGTGGGAGAGGTTCCTAATGTTATTAAGAACATACCTCTTGAAACTTTTGTAAGTACTGACGAAAAATTTAATTTTCATACATATCTTATTGTAATCAAAAAAGAATTCTTACCAAATCTAAATGAAGAGCATGACGGATATGCTTGGGCAAGTTTTGGCAAATGGCCTAAACCATTACACCAAGGACTGCGTAATACATTACAAAATAAAACTAACCTTACAAAGTTAGAAACTGTATTTGATTTAGTCAAACTATTAGAGGAATAACTATGATCAAAGTATATGGAGACATTATGCTGGATCGTTGGATATTTGGCTCTGCTGATCGTGTTAGTCCAGAAGCACCTATCCCTGTTTTATTAGAAGAATCACAAAGTTTTAGTGTAGGTGGCGCTGGTAACTTAGCATTAAATATTTCTTCGATTAACAGTAACGTAGAATTATATGGCTCAGTAGGACAAGACAAAGAAGGATTTAAGTTATTAGAAATAATTTCACAAACTAATGTTAACTGTAATGCGTCTTCGGAAAATGTAATAACTACTACAAAAACAAGACTTGTAGGTCAAGGAGGCCAGCATATTTTACGTTGGGATAGAGAAGAACAGTATAAAGGTATTAATCCACAAGAGCGGTTAGTGAGTAGATTACAAGAAAATGATATTGTTTGTGTAAGTGACTACAACAAAGGTGTTGTTAGAAAAGATACCATAGAGAAAATTTTACAAATAACTGATAAGGTTTTAGTAGATCCTAAACAAACTCCAGACGTTTACAAAGGTGCATATATTGTTAAACCTAATATGAAAGAATACGAAAGTTGGTTTGGCAAATATACCAAAGAAAAAGCAATTTTAAAAATGCGTGAATATAACTGGAAGAACTTAGTTGTTACGGATGGTGCAAATGGTATTCATGTAATTGATGAAGAAAACAAGTATTATCATTTTAAAGAAGAAGTACATGAAGTAGCAGATGTAACTGGTGCTGGAGACACTGTTTTAGCAGTGATTGCTTATGGCATTGAAAGAAATGTGTCAGTTGCAGATAGTTGTAAATTGGCGTGTTATGCCGCGGCTCGAACTGTTGAAAAAAGAGGTGTAGTAACTATTACCGTCGATGACTTAAAACCCACCACAGTATGGACCAATGGTGTATTTGATATACTACATGAAGGACATTTTAAACTATTAAAATTTGCAAAGTCAAAAGGTAAGAAGTTAATAGTAGGCATTAACAGTGATGCAAGTACAAAACGTTTAAAAGGTGAAACTCGACCTATTAACAATCAATTACAACGTAAAATGAACTTAGAATTACTGCCTTGGGTAGATGATGTTGTAATTTTTGATGAAGACACACCAATAAATGTTATCAAACAGTTTAATCCGGACTTGATTATTAAGGGCGGAGACTATACAATAGAAACAGTAGTCGGACATGAAGATTATCCTGTTGAAATTTTTCCAACAGTAGAAGGTAGTTCTACTACAAAAATTATAGAGAGTATCAAATGAAAATTTTAGTAACAGGACACGAAGGATTTATTGGTAGGAACCTTGCATCATATTTGCAACACAAAGGTCATGAAGTAGAAGGCTGGGAATGGCAAGAAAACAAATACCCAGATGCCCAACAATACGATAGAGTAATCCACTGTGGTGCTATAAGTTCAACAACTGAAACAGATGTTGAAAAAGTTATGAAACAAAATTATGAGTTTACTATGAAACTTATCGAAATTTGTGATATGATGGGGACCAGTATGCAGTTTGCAAGTTCAGCAAGTGTGTATGGCCAAGGGTTAGACGGTTTTGCCGAAACATCTAAATGCCTACCACAAAGTCCATATGCTTGGAGCAAGTATTTAATTGACCGATGGATATCAGAATACCAAGATGACTTCAAAATCACAATACAAGGATTTAGATACTTCAATGTATATGGAAATTATGAAGATCATAAAGGTGACCAAGCAAGTCCTGTGACAAAATTTACCAAACAGGCTAAGGAAAGAGGAGTGATTACACTATTTGAAAATAGTGAAAACTACTTGCGTGATTTTATAAGTGTTCAGGACGTTTGCTTAGTACATGAAAAAATGTTAGATGTTGATCAAAGTGGTATTTTTAACTTAGGTACAGGCACTGCTCGTTCATTCAAAGATATTGCTCTAACAATTAGTAAAAAATATGACGCAAGAATAGAGTATATATCTATGCCTGAAAAACTACGTGGCCAATACCAAGAATATACCTGTGCTGATATGACAAAAACACTATCACACATCAACCACGATTTTATTAGACCAGAAGAATGGATACATGAGTCAAAATAATTGCAAAGTTGAATGGTGGAGTGTAGTGCCAGGTCTAACAAAAGTTGAACCTGTGCAGTCTGCTACTAAGTTTATACCCACTTGGTTTAAGAATATGCCAAGATTTTTAGAAGAAGACAATTATACTGATAAAGGTACACTAAAAAACTGTCCTGGGTTTGTAGATTACTATAAAAATGCATATGTAATTACTATGTGGTGTGATTTTCATCTGAAGGTTGATAAAAATGACTTTGCATGGAATTCAAGTAATCAAGACTTTACAATGAGTTTACACTATAGCAACCAATTTAGAGATTACTTGCCAGAAAATGCAAAAAACGATTTTTTATGCGTTGCAAAAACCGATTGTCCATGGCGTGTTCGTACAAGTCCGGGTTGGGCAATGATGCAACTACCAATGTTTTATGAATTTAATGAATATTTTGAATGTATGCCTGGTGTAACCCATACCGAATGGAGCCATCAGATCAATCAACAACTACTAATTAAAAAAGAAGGGGAATTTTTAATAGAAAAAGGTACTCCTTTAGCAATGTATGTTCCAATAAGGCTTACTGACCTTGAAACTACAGTGCAAGACGAAGACAAAGACAAGTATGAAGCAAGTTTTGTAAGCAATATGATTTTTCAAAGCAAATTTCGTGGAGCATACAAAAAATTCAAAGACAAATGGAGTAAAAAATGAGCAGGCTCGAAGGTAAAGTTGAAAAAGGTTGGGGGTATGAACTAATCTGGGCAACCAATGACAAGTATTGTGGTAAAATTATGGTATTTGCAAAAGCAGGCTCAAAATTCTCCATGCATTTTCACAGAGAGAAGGAAGAAACATGGTTTGTGAACAGTGGACGTTTTGAAGTTAAGTGGATCGACACAAAAGATGCTGTATTATACAGCAAAGAACTTAAATCAGGAGACACTTGGCACAATCCGCCACTACAACCGCATCAACTTATTGCTCTTGAAGACGGTAGTTCGGTAAGTGAAGTAAGTACACCCGATTCTGTTGAAGATAATTATAGAATTATTCCAGGCGATAGTCAAAAAGACATTATTAAGAAAAATAATCCGCCACCAATGCCTACTTAACTAATATTGCACCAATATTGTTCTGCACCAGGTGCAAGAGAATCACAACCTCGTATTAATAATTCCAATATTTCAGGAAGATCCTGTGCTACACCTGATATCACAGCAAACAAAATAGCAAGAAAAAACAATATAAAAGGACTTAGCAGTATTAACCACCAATAGGTTCTAAATATACCGTGTCCGTGTGCTTTGCGATATTCACGTTTACGTGCAAACCAATGCACTATTGTTCTTGTAATACGTTTAAGGCCACCAACAAACCAATCACCTATAAAGTGTCTTGCAATTCTAACAACAATTAAGATTGGACTTGTAACTACTTCCCATAATAAAAGTAATGCGTCAATGCATAGATCAACGACGTGGTCAATAGTCCACCACTCTTTAAATCGTTGCCAGCGGCTTTTGTTTATGCTTGTGCTTCTGACCATCGCAGTACAATATTCGAGTTAACTGTTGCACCTGATGTTTTAAACACGTTAATTGCAAGGACGTCTGGTCCGTTCGGGAATGTACCTCTACCACCAAGTGTAGTATTGGTTAATTCTTTAATGAATGATAGATCCAATGTAGATCTTTCACCTGGTTGTGCAATGAATGAGAAGATTGTTTCACCTGGTTGTGCATAAGGTGGATTTACAAATTCAAATTCAATGTCTGTTGTACCTGCTGTAATAGTAGAGTTATCTGAAGTTTGGTTAAATGTAACATTGTAGTATGACACACCAGCATATTCTTCTAACGACACTGTGGAAACCTGTGTTCCCGCTGGGAATCTTGAATCACTTACAACAGTACCTTGTGTAACACCTGCCGCTTCGTAGTCTGCCGCTTGGAAGAAAATGTTGTTGGTAGGTGCATCTTTAAATGTCTTGGATAGTGTAATACCAACATTCTGGTTAATCACATCTTGAATTGGACGCTGTGATGTAAAGATTCTTCTTAAGTTACCTTGTGATCTTGAACTGTCTTGGTATGTTGCAATTGAAGTAATTGTAGTACCAGCAGGATAATAGTTGTTACTGGTACTTTGTACACCAACACCAACTTCGAAAAGTGCTGTGTTGGACTGATAGAATGATTCAAGCACCCAGAAGTAATTTCTACCGTTGTCTAAAGCGTTATCCCAGTTTCTATTTGCAGATGTATAACCTCTATCTATTGCGTTTGTTGTAGCAGTAATAGGTCCTTGTGTTGTAACCAGTGCAGTAGTAGGTATAGCACCCGAGTTCCAGTTAGTAGAACCACCCGGTGCTACCTGTGCAAAACTTGGTTGTCCACCTTGTGCAAGTCCTGACAGTCCCTGCCAACCAACGTCACTTGGGTTAAGTGGATAGTTCTGTGGATTTAGAATACCTTCAATAACAATACCTCCTGTATCTGATGCACTTGGTTGGTCTGTGGTAATCTCAAGACCTTCAAGTAGTAACTGTGCTCTGTTAAGTAGTTCTCTTTCACCTAAATCACCTACAAGTGCATTACTAACACTTGGTGCAAGTCTTAATAGGAACGATGTTGCTCTTGTTGTACTAACTTGAACACCAGTTGATTTGTATGAGAATAAGTATCCACGATCTGAGTCAAAGCCGCCATCTGTAATAAACGCTGAACCCCAGTGTGAAATAACCGGTGATGCTGTGTTAC